ATCATCTCGTAGGCCGTCATGCCCTCTTCCCGGACCGGAATCTTGTCCAAGTCCATCTCGATGCCGCTGCCGGCGGGCGTGTACTTGGCGGCGTTCTCCAGCAGGTTGACCAGCACCCGCTCGAACAGCACTGCCTCGGTCAGGCCGCCCGGGCCCCGTCTCACAGTGCCAGTCTCCGGTACGGCGACGTCAGCATCTCGTAAGCCATCGTCGGCTGGTACTGGTAGGCCTCGCGCGACCGATGCTCGTACATGGACGCCACGTGCATCAGGATCGCCACCCGCAACCCCTCCGGCACATCCGAGGCCAGCCCGAAACCGGCCGTCATCGACACGCGAACCGCGTCAGGCCTGATCGCTGTCGCCGGAAACTGGAAGCCTTCGGCCAGATCGACGCGAGATCCGATCGCGTCATGCACCAGATGCATCGACTGCGCCGAAAGCGTCTGCGCCGCGCCGGCGGCGTCGACATAGTCGATGCTCACCGACTGCACATCCGGGAACGGAAGGCGGATCGAGCGGCAGCCCGGAAACGCCGACCAGTCTTGCCGCCATCCCTGAGTGACCAGGCACCGCCCAAGGATGCCGGACCATCCGTCGAGATGCGTCGTGGCTGCGTTGATCATGGCGGCCAGCTCGGCATCGTCGTCGGTGTGCAGCACCCGCAGGTGATGCTTGGCAACCGACAGCGTGACCACCATTTCGGCCGGCGCAGTCACCCGCACCGGCCGCTGCGCGAAAGACACCTGCGGTGCCTCAGTTCGACACGTAGGACGAATCCGCGACGGTCGAATGGTCGACCGCCGGCAGCCGCTTGGGCTTCAGGATGGCGTGGACCTCGCCGAAGGCGATGTTCGCGACGGCCGAAGTCCGGACAGCCTGAACATACCGCTTCGCCGGATTGCGGTACTCGGTCACCAGCGTCTTGCCGTTCTGGTCGTTGGTGACGGCACAGGTGACCGTCGCCGTCGTTCCCGCCACAGCGGCCATGCCAGAATCCTGGTCGGCATCGTTCTCTTCGATCTTCATCGCGGCGACGCCGGTGGCGACGCTGCCGGTGATCGTCGTCACGAACATGACGCTTTCATATCCGGCCATGTCGATCCGGCTCGAGTTGCTGTCGGTGTTCGCCGCAGCGGCGACTGCCGCGCCGACATAGCGCGGTTCGAGGTTGTCCTTGATGCCATGCATGGCACTTGCTCCCGGATGATGTGGAAAAGGGCCGGCCAGACCGGCCGGCCTTCATGTCAGGCCGCGAACTGCAGGAACTTGATCGCCTCGAAGTTCACCAGGCCGCCGCCCGTCCGCTTGATCGAGTAGAACTTGACGTAGGGCTTGTCGGTGTAGGGGTCGCGCAGCGTGCGCACGCCCAGCCGGTCGACAACCGTGTAGGCCTCCTTGAAGGCGCCGAACGCCAGCGACAGCGACCCGGGGCCAAGCGCCGGCATGTCTTCGGCGCGCGTCAGCGGGTAGCCGGCCAGTTGCTCGGGCTGGCCCAGCACCAGCGACGGCTGCCACAGGTAATGGCCATCCGTCGCCTTGAACTTCCGGACGGCCGTGATCACCGACCGGCGCGTGACGAAACGGGCGTCGGGCAGATAGGCGTCCTTCAGCAGGCCGACCACGTCCAGCACGTTGTCAGCGGGGTTCGTGGCGGCGAAGCCGCCGTTGACACCGGTCTTGACAAAGCCGACAGACCCCCAGGCGACGCCGGAACCGCTGTCCGCGGCCACCGGATACATGGTGATCCCACGCGGCTGCCCGGCCCCGGTGCCGTTCACGAAGGCCGCATTCTCGACGCGCGAGAACTTGTCCGCCAGCTTCCCGGCCAGCCACATCTCGATGTCGACGGCGGCATCGTCCAGCAGCTTCTGGGTCGCCTTCGGCTGACCGTAAAGCTCGAACGCCTCGATCGTATACTTTCCGATCTGCGGCGTCGCGGTGTCGGTCCGCTGTCCCTGCTCGGCGACCCAGCCGGCAGCGGCCTCATCCAGATCTTCGAGGCCTTCCAGCTTGTCGCCCGAGATCGCCTGGACATTGGCGATCTGACGGATCGGCGAGGTCTCGTAGACCCGCTTGACGATCCGGCCGGTGACATCGGGCGTCACCAGGTAGCCGCCGTCGGGGTCGCCGCCGACCGACATCGCCTTCGCCTCGGCGCCGTCCAGAAGCTTCTCGCCTTTGCGGATATAGGTCGAGAACCCGGACTTGTAGGCCGCGTATTCCGGCTCCGAGATGTTGGCGACGCCGATCTGCTCGGCGAACGCCTTGCGCTCGACGGCGGCCGTGTCGTCGCCCTTCGCGCCAAGGCGGGACATGCGAAGCTCGAGATCCTCGCGCTCCTTCCGCTCCGCCTCGATCTGCGCCTCGAGCGAGGCTTTCGCCTCGACGGCCTTGTCGAGCGATGCCTCGATCCGCGTCAGCTTTTCCTGCGTGACTGCATCAGCCTTCTTCAGCTCGGTGGCGTGGGTTTCCTTGAAGGCCTCGAACGCCTTCCCCTGGGCCTCGATCAGGCCCTTGATTTCCGTCATGTCCAGCATGGAACTCCCCTTCAGGACAGCGTTTCGACATTGCGGCGCAGCAGCGCCACGAGATCGGCGGCGTCTTCCTCGCGAAGGGCCTTCTCCGAATCCCCAGCATCGCGCTGGAGCCAGCCTCGGAAGCCCGCGACAGCCTTCACGGCGTCGGTCCGCGACAGCCCCTTCTCGCGAAGGTCGGCCTCCAGGTCGCGAATATCCTGCGTTGTCAGCGCCGACTTGACCGCCGAAACCCGAGCCAAAGGGTTGGCCGGAAAGGTCACGATCGACAGTTCGACCAGTTCGACGTCGGTCAGGGTCCGGCGCGGCTCGGTCGGCTTGGTGCCCAGGACGAACTCCTTTGCGCGGTAGCCAATGGACAGGCCGTCCAGCACGCCGCTCTTCAGGCCCTCGTACAGATACTGGCCGCGCTCGGTCTGCATGGCGAACAGCCGGCCGGTGACCTTCAGGCCCTTGCCGTTTTCCTCCATCGTCACCCACTGGCCGACCGGCAGCATGTCGTCCGCGGCCGCGCCGAACATGCCGCCGTGCTGCAGCAGCATCGGCGGGTATTTCCCGCGGCCGTCCCATTCCTTCAGCGTGCGCCGGAACGCCCCTTTGGCGATGACGTCTCCGGACGAGTCGACGTTGCCGAAGACGGCGCCATAGCCGCTGAACTCTCCCGTCTTGCTGTCGACCTCGTCCGAGGCCAGCTTGATCTCAAGCCTTTGCATTGTCGCCTCCATCGGACATCCCCGGGACCGCCCCGGCAGGAAGGCTGTCGCCGCCTTCGATCGGATCCATTTCTTCCAGCGCGCGCACTTCGTTCGGCGTCATCCAGGCGGTGCCGTGCCCACCCGCTCCAAGCGCCTTGGTGTAGAATTCGGCGCGGTCCTTCGCCGCCCCGCGCATCAGCGCGTTGGGGGTGAACTTGGTGTAGTACCCGGCAGCAAGATCGGCGGCGCTCAGCAGGGCAAGGTCGGCGCTCTGCTCGATCCGCTCGTACCATGGCGCCAACGTGTGGACGACATGGGCCAGGAACATCTGCTCGGCACTGGCATAGGTCGCAGCCTTGTCCGAGTGCCCGACCATGATCGGCATGACGCCGAAAGCGCGACAGATTTCTTCGATCTGGTGGCGGCGGGTCTCAAGGTGCTGTGCATCGACGCCGCTCATGCCCAAGTGGGTGAACTTCGCGTCGTTGTCCAGAATGATCGGCTTCCCGGCCCGGTCGCCGCTTTCGCTGTGCCGGTCAAGCCATGCCGATAGGAATTCGAACTTATCCGGACCGATCGGATCCCGCATCGACAGCAGGCCGCTGACCCGGGCGCTGCCGCGATGCAGATCGGCATGTGCAGACTCGGTAGCGATCGACAGACCGATGGCTTCCCGCGCCAGTCGGACAGCGTCCATCCCCAGCCATCCGTTCCATGATGGGCCCCGCAGGTGCCAGATCGCCGAGGCGTCGAACTCGACCATCGCCCCGTCATCGGCCGTTACCTGATAGACCACCGCCTTGGTGCCGGGCGAAAGCCTTGTCGAGACCCGGCGCGGTTCGATCGGCTCGAGCACTTTGATCGTTCGTGCGCTGCCGACGGCGCCTTTCCAGACATAGGCATTGCCGCAGAGCAGCGCATGATAGACCAGCGTTTCGCGGAACCCGAAGCTCGTTTGCCAGTCGTTCGGCCGGATCTTGATGATCGGATACAGCGGGTGGCTCGTCGCCGGCGTCTTTCCACCGGCACCTTCGCGGTAAACACGCCACGGCACCTGCGACACGCCGTTCGCGATGACCCGGACGCATGCAAGAACCGTTGCAACTTCCAGCGCTCGTTCCGGCGTGATCGACGGGCCTGACCGGCTCTGCCGGCTGCCGTAGACCTCTCGCCACAGGTCAACCGACGTCCGGGCGGACTTCTTTCCGAACAGGCGCGCGAGGAAGGTCATGCCGCCGGAACGTCCCAGAATGACCGCGTCTTCACGGTCGGATTCATGTCCATCAGCACGCTGGCGTTGATCAGCGCGATCAGCGGATCGATTTTCCCCGACCCGGCCACAGCCTTGGTGATCAGGATGTTGTTGCCACGTTCCTCTGCCCGGGCGTTCGTGACGGCCCAGTTCAGGATCGGCTGGTCGGCGTGGATCAGGTTTCCGTCCAGCAGCAGGCGTTCCATCCCCTTGATCGCGCCGCTCAGGCGGTAGCCCTGACCGACGCCGATGACCTCGCGGTTCACCTCAAGCCCGCGCAGCGCCAGCTCGTCGGACAGGGCCGCCGCACCGTAGGGATCAAGGCCGATGGCACGCTCGGCCGGCAACAGGCCCGCATCCCGCACCATCTCGCACAGGTCGGCGGCTTCGATAGCCTGCTCTTCCGTCGTTTCGGTGATCACCAGGTCGCCGTCGGCCGCGAAGTCCTCGAGCAGTGGCGCGATCTCCTTTCGGGTGGTCAGCACGCTGCGGTGGCACCATGTCTTTCCCCAAGCCAGCTTGCGCCGGGTTTCCTTCTCGCGCCCCATCAGCGCCAGCGAGAATAGGTCGTCCGCGCCGCCGACGTCGCCGCCGATCACCACGACCTCACACCGCGACAGAAACTGCTCGAGCGTCATGCGCTCACCGTTCCGGGCCCAGTGGTGGGCGCCGGTCCACAGGTCTGTCTGCAGGCCGAGTCCGATCTGGACGTTCAGGTGCTGGCTCGCGAACAGGATCATGTCCTCGGGCCCGGATTGCTGGGCGGTCAGCCATTGGTCCTCGAGGTATTCAAGGCTCACCGACCGATCCATGTTCGGGTTGACCAGCGCCCAAGTTGCGATGTCCTTCCACGCGCCGGCCTGCTGCATGTCCTGCGGCAGCTCGTAAAGCACCGCCAGGTAGGGACGCTGCACCCGACCGTCGCGCACGTCGCGGGCGCGCTGCAGCTCCTTCCGGAACTGCCCGGCCGGCGGTGTCTTCGACTGCGTCGTGATCTGCAGAAGGAACCCTTCCGGCCGGCTGGCTAGACCGCCGCGCAGCTCGAGGAAGATCCCGGCAGCCTTATGCTTGGCGGCAAGGACGTGGGTCTCATCGATCAGGACATAGGCCCACTTTCCGCCGGTCACCACGTCGCCGTCCGCGCTGATGATCTTCAGGCGGGCCAAGGTCAGGCGGTGGACGATGGTCTTTTCGTGGTCCTTGATGTGGAACAGCGAGTCCAGATCCGGATCGGCCTTGATGATCCCGCGCGCTTGCCCGAACGAGATTGCGGCGACTTCCTGCGTTGGGGCGATCAGGGCGGCCTCGGCCAGCGGCCTGATGTTCAGGATCATGGCTGTGACCATGATCCCCGCCGCCAGCGTCGACTTGGAGTTCTTCTTCGGGACCAGCAGAAAGTATTCCCGGATCATCCGTCGGCGGATCGCGGGGTCATATGCGCCAAACACCGCGGCCACGAAGTCGAACACCCACTGCTCGCAGACCTCGCCGAAGGTTGGCGTGCCGATCAGGTCCGGAACCCGCAAGCGCTTGAATATCGCCAGCGCCTTGTCGGCATAGGCCGCGCACAGCGGCAGGTCCGGGATCAGCGAGCGGCGCTCGAGGATCCGCTCGCGCCAGTCCGGGACGGCTGTCGACCACGCCAGGTCGAACGACGATGCGGGCGACTGTGCAGTCATCCGTGCAGCACGTCCGGTTTCAGCAGGTCGCCCCACGCCCCGACGGACTCGGTCGCTGCAGCCGCGGCGCGGCGTGCCGCCTCCTTCTTGCCGATCGGCTCCGGTTTGTCGTCTGCATCGTCGCGGCGAACACGCGCGGCGGCCAGCATGGCGTCGTTGCGCTGGGTCAGCTGTTCCATGAGCCGCATGGCCCCGACGTTACCAGCCTCGCACTGCCGCCAGACCTGCATGAGCCGAGTCGCATCGTAACGATCGCGCTGGATGTGCCGGGCCTTGAGCTCCGAAAAGTAATGCTTCCGCAGCGACGGCTGCGAGATGTGCATCGCCCCTGCGATCCGCTCAACAGACCACCCCATGGCCAGCAACATCATGACTTTGTTGCGATTTTCCTGTGACGGACGATGCGCCGGACGCCCGCGGAGGCCAGACGGAAGCCGGACCGGATCGCCGAACAGGTCGAATTCACCGCTCACGGCAAAAAAAATCCCCGAATGAGGGGGACGCGGGTCGGGCGGCCGGAAGGCCCCAGGGATGGATCCCCCCCCCTCCACCGCCGCCGACCGGTGCCGCGGCGCAGCGCTC